GTGACACATGAACAACAGACGTTGCTGGAAATACCGATCTGGTTGGTGATCGTCCTGGCATTGCTAGGCGGTGTGTCTGGCGAGATGTGGCGGGCGGACAAGGCAGGCACTTACGGGTGGGCGCTGGTTCGACGGCTGGTACTGCGCTCGGGCGCTTGCATGGTATGTGGTGTCTCGACCGTGATGCTGCTGTATGCCAGCGGCTTGTCAATCTGGACCGCCAGCGCTTTCGGCTGCCTTACCGCGATGGCTGGCGCGGATGTTGCTATCGGCCTTTATGAGCGCTGGGCGGCGAAACGATTGGGGCTGGAGCAACCGCAGGCGGGGAAGGCCGTTGATGCGCATGTGGGTAATCGGGAGGAGTGAACGTGAACGAATTGCAGACCTTGCACGAGGCCATCACCGCGACGATCAAATCCGCCATGCCTCAATTGCAAATCGTGGATGCCTATGCAATGGCGGCTCAGGATACGGCATTGCCTGCGCTGTTCCATTCCATTGCCGGTCTTAAGCCTGGAGTTGACCCAGGTGATGGTCGCTCGTGCATTGTGGCAATCATCGACGCGCGCATCCTGGTCGATGCCAGCCTTGCCCAGGCATCGTTGCAGGCAGCGACATTGGCGACTCAGTTGACGGTGCTGCTGCGCAAACAGTTCTGGGATCTGGACTTCGTCGAAGAGGCCAAAAATGTTCAGGGGCTACCGGTTCAAGCCGCGCCTGGTGCCCTCCACCCCGTTAGCTGGGTAGTGCAATGGGAGCAAACCCTGCACTTGGGCGACCCACAATGGCCATGGCCGGATGAGCCCGGTCCGATTGCCTTTGCCTTCAGCCCCGACACCGGTCCTGGTCATGAAGGCGGCTATCAGACGCCGGAGGAACTTCCATGAGTTACGCCAGTGCCATGCACGACCGCATGCTCGCCGGCCTGGTCATTCCTTGCCGAGTAGTCGCCGTTGATCTTGCCGCCGCCCGCGTGCGGGTTTCCGACGGTGCCGGCTGGACCAGCGCCTGGCTGCGCTGGCACAGCCAGGCCGCAGGCAAGGCCCGACACTGGCGTGTACCCAGTCTTGACGAGCAGGGGGTGCTCATCAGCCCGAGCGGCGAGCCTGCGCAAGGTACCTTTGTACCGGGCCTGTATGGCAATGCCGGCGCACCGCCAGACAACCGCGAGCATGTCGAGGTCTGGCGCTTCGACGACGGTGGCTCACTGACCTATGACTGGCAGGCTCGCAGCTACAGCATCGAATTGCCCACTGGCACCGTTACCGTAAAGGTCGGTGGCAGTTCGCTGGTGGTCAGTGATCAGGCTATCGACCTCAAGGCCGCCACCATAACCTTGACTGGTGCGGTACAGATCAACGGCCCGTTGCAGGTCAGTGGCGACATTCTCGGTGGCGGCAAGATCATCGATACCGGTGGCAACACCGCCAACCACAAACATTGAAACCAGCCCGCGCCGCGGGCTTTTTTTCGCCTGGAGCAAACATGGCTACTGCTAAAAAGAGCAACATCCAAGCATCCACTGCCGTGGTGTTTCGCGACACCCTCTATACCTCACGCGTCTTGATCCTGCCGGATGCCCGCTCGTTGCTCGTCAGCCGCGGGCAGGTCACTGCCCAGGCCGACGATGCCATCGCCCTGGCTTACCTGCAGGAGCATCCGCAGCTCAAACCGCAGGAGTAGCGCGATGAACGGAATGGATCGCCGGAGCGGCCAGCCGCTATCTGGCCTCGCCCATGTGCGCCAGTCCATTGAAGACATCCTCACCACCCCGCTTGGCAGCCGGCGTATGCGCCCGGACTACGGCAGCAAGCTGCGCCGCTTTGTCGACCTGCCGGTCAACGAAGGTTGGAAAAGCGCGGTGCAGGCTGAGGTGGCACGTTCCCTGGGACGCTGGGAACCGCGTCTGAAGTTGGAGCGGGTACGGGTGGTGTCGGTCATGGCGGGGCAAATTACCTTGCAGTTGAGCGGACAGTACCTGGGCAACAGCCAGATCCTGGAGGTGACGGCATGAGTAGTGTGGATCTTTCGGCGCTGCCCGCGCCGCAGGTGTTGGAAGACCTCGACTTCGAGACACTCTTCGAGGCTGACCTGGCGACCTTCCGGTCGTACATGGGCGACAACTGGGATGCAGCGCTGGAGAGCGATCCGGTTAGCAAACTGCTGGAGGTCGGCGCCTATCGCAAGCTGCTCAATCGAGCGCGGGTCAATGACGCCGCCAAGGCGCTGCTGCTGGCCTATGCCCAAGGCACAGACCTCGATCAACTTGCCGCTAATGTCCGCCTTGAGCGACTGGTGGTGCAGGCTGAAAACCTGAGCAATGTGCCGCCAACGTCCAAGGTGCTCGAAGCAGACGATGCCCTGCGTGAGCGGATTCAACTGGTCTACGAAGGCCTGACCACCGCAGGGCCACGCAATAGTTACATCCTGCATGCGCGCAATGCTTCCGGACAGGTGGCTGACGCCACCGCGCAAAGTCCTGCGCCTGCGCAGGTGGTGGTTACTGTACTGGCGCTGGAAGGCAACGGCAGCGCCGGGGCAGCGCTATTGGAGACGGTACGTCTCAAACTTAACGACGACGATGTGCGCCCAGTCGGCGATCGACTCACGGTGCAAAGCGCCGAGATCCTGCGCTACCGCATCGATGCCGTGGTGCACATGAGCGGCAGTGGCCCGGAAATCGAGGCGACTCTGGTCGAGTGCAAGCGTCGCTTGCAGGCCTGGGTCAATCCTCGACGGCGCCTGGGCGTTGAAGTGGCGCGCTCAGGGGTGGACGCTCAATTGCATATCAATGGTGTCAGCCGGGTTGATTTGAACAACTGGACTGATATCCGCCCGAGCATGGCGCAAGCAGCCTGGTGCGAAGGCATCAGCGTGACGCGGGGTGGCTGACATGAACAGCCTGCTCCCGCTCAACAGCACCGTCCTGGAACAGGCCGTCGAGGCCGCCGGTGTTGAAACTACCGACATTCCCCTGCGGGCGCTGTACAACCCTGACACCTGCCCGCCCCATTTGCTGCATCAACTGGCCTGGGCCTGGTCGGTGGACCGCTGGGACGAAACCTGGCCCGACACTATCAAACGCTCGATGATCCGCTCGGCGTTCTATGTGCATGCGCACAAGGGCACCATCGGTGCATTGCGGCGGGTGGTGGAACCGTTCGGCTATCTCATTGAGGTCATCGAATGGTTCGACAGCGTGCCCCAAGGCGTGCCGGGCACCTTCGCCCTCAAGGTCGGGGTATCCGACGCAGGGATCAGTGAAGAAACCTACCAAGAGCTGACGTGGCTGATCGACGACGCCAGGCCCGTCAGCCGCCACATGACCGGGCTGACCATCAGCCTGGAAACCGCCGGTGCCATTTACATGGCCAGCTCGATCCAAGACGGCGACACCCTCGACATCTACCCGCCAGCCGCCATGGACATCGTGGCGACCGGACGCATTGGGCGTGGTGGACGAGAGCACAGCATTGACTATATGGACATCTACTAATGGTCGACCAGACATCTCAGTTCTACGCGATCCTCACCAATGTGGGCGCCGCGAAACAGGCCAACGCCGATGCGTTGGGTATCCCTTGGAAAATTACACAAATGGCCGTCGGCGACGGCAACCCGGGCGGCGTGGAGAATCCAGCGCTGCCTCAACCTGATGCGAGTTGGACCAGCTTGCTCAATGAGTGGCGCCGCGCACCGTTGAATCAATTGAAGGTCGACGATAAGGACAATTCAGTCATCGTCGCCGAGCAGGTGATTCCGGCCGAGGTTGGCGGGCGCTGGATTCGTGAGGTAGGCCTATACGATGCCGACGGCGATTTGGTGGCGGTGGCCAACTGTGCGCCGACTTACAAGCCGTTGCTCAATCAGGGCTCAGGTCGTACCCAGGTGGTGCGCATGAACTTGGTGGTGAGCAGTTCCAGCAATGTACAACTCAAGATTGACCCCAGCGTCGTGTTGGCAACACGGGAGTACGTTGACGGGCGGACAGTGAGAGCGAGTCAGCCCGAGGCTGAGGCCGGTGCCGAAAACAGCAAAATCATGACTCCGCTGCGGGTATTTCAGGCGATTGCCAAAGTAGTGAGGCAAGCGACCGAAACCGCATTTGGCTGGGCCAAGGTGGCCACCCAGTCGCAAGTCACTACGGGTACGGATGACAACACAATCATCACCCCGAAGAAGTTCAAGGCGGCGATGGCAGGTATCGGACTTTTCGCTGATGAAGCCCCTTACCTCGACACCTGCTTAAAGCATGTGCCTACGGCTGTTTATCGTGGCTATGGCTGGGGCAACCCGATGAAAACGTTGGGCATCCCAGAAATGTTCACCGATCCGGCGCGGAACTCGCTGTTGGCTATCGCGGCCGAACGGGTCAGGGCAGACGCCACCAAGTATCAGGTGTACGAGTTCACGACCGGGCATGAGTTTGAGGGTTATTACGGTCCCGGCATGACCGAAATAAACTGGCGCAAGGTGCTCAGTGATAGTTATCCGGCCACGGAATCAGCCGTTGGTGGTGCCAAGCTGGCGAGCCAGGTGCAGGTAACAGCCGGCACGGATGACGCCACGATAGTCACTCCCAAGAAGTTTCGCGCAGGCTTGGCCGCCTTTGGAATTGGCGCGCCCGGTACAGATATTCATGATGCTGACTTGGCTTCTCTTACAGGTGTGTATCGGGTGCCATACGGTTATGGCTGCCCTACGCCCGGTTCCTACCATCTTTTTCATATTGAGCGATTGGCAGGTAAGCAATCGGCGCAGATTGCTATTGCCGATGGCGGTGCAGGCGGTCGAGTATGGACGCGCAATCGACACGAGACGGGTGTCTGGTCCGAATGGGACGCCTCATGGACTAAGAGCACCCTTCCCTTGGCGACCCAAGACCAAGTCAATGCCGGAGCCGATGATACTTCGTTCGTTACGCCCAAGAAGCTACGCTTCGGCTTTGCTGCGAGCCTTGGTCAGAACGGTTACATCGCACTTCCAAGTTGGATGGGCGGTTTGATTATTCAGTGGGGGTACGGACTAGCCAGCGGCTTTTCGAATGCGAATGACCTTACAGGAGTTGTCAATTATCCCCTCGCATTTCCGAGCACTATCTACGCATTTACAGGACTTTGTCACCCAGCCACTGCGCTCCCCGTCGTCAGGAGCTATCAAACTTTTTTACGGACCTCTACGGCAAACCCCTTAGGTTCTTTGAGTTCAATGATGTGTTCGGTTATCAACACACAGGCTAACTGGCAATCTGGCGATACGGTTCGGTTTAGCTGGCTTGCTTTCGGCAAATAATTAAGGAGGATGTATGGGGCGGTTCTATAGCCAAAGCACGGGGAGTACCTACTTGAGCTCATTGCATCACACCATGCCAGAGGATGTGGTGCCCATTGATGAGGCTCGATATAACGAAGTTATCGCCAATCCTGATCCGGCAAAGGTGCGTAGCCACGACGCGGACGGTTTGCCGGTACTGATTGATGCCCCTGCGTGGCAGCCCACGGCAGATGAGTTGGCGGCACATGAACGCGTTTGGCGTGACACACAGGTGAGCGAGACGGAATGGCTGGTAGCGCGCCAGCGCGACGAACAGGACATGCAACTGGCTACCACGCTGACTGCCGAACAGTTTACTGAGCTGCTGACCTACCGGCAGGCGTTGCGCGATTGGCCCCAGTCCGGTCTGTTCCCCGACGCCGAGCAGCGTCCGGTGGCGCCACCCTGGATCGCCGAGCAAGTCCAATAAAGCCCCGCACCGCCGGGGCTTTTTCTTACCTGTAACAAACCCATCAAAGGCCCCGCACCGCGGGGCCTTCGTATTTCTGGAGATTTATCTATGAGTGGATTCTTCCACGGCGTTACCGTCACCAACGTCGACACCGGCGCACGCACCATCGCACTGCCGTCGTCCTCGATCATCGGTCTGGTCGACACCTTCACCCCCGGCCCAGGCGCCAGCGCCAAGGCCAACGACCTGGTGTTGATCACCAGTGAGCGCGAAGCGGTTGCAGCTTTCGGCGCTGGCTCGGCGATCACCAAGGCTTGCCAAGCTATCTACACCCGCGCCAAGGCGGTGATTGTCGCCTGCGGCGTGGCCAAGCTTGAAGACGCTGCCGAGCAAACATCGGCCATCATCGGCGGCGTTTTGGCCGACGGCACTCGTACCGGCCTGCAGGCGCTGCTCGACGGTAAAAGTCGTTTCAACGCCCAGCCACGGCTGCTGGTGACACCCAAGCACAGTGCCACCCAGGCCGTCGGCACCGCCCTGGTAGCGCTGGCCGATAAGCTACGCGGCCTGGCCATCATCGACGGCCCCAATAGCACCGACGAAGCCGCTATCGCCTACGCCGAGAACTTTGGTGCCAAGCGCGCGTTTCTGGTCGATCCAGGGGTCAAGTATTGGGACACCGATGCCAGTGCCACGGTCGACGCACCGGCATCGGCCTGGGTCGCCGGGCTGTTTGCCTACACCGACAGCGAGTACGGCTTCTGGGCTTCGCCGTCGAACAAGGAGTTTGTCGGCATAACCGGTACCGGCCGTGCCATCGAGTACCTGGACGGCGACGAAACCTGCCGGGCCAACCTGCTCAACAACGCCAATATCACCACGATCATTCGCGACGACGGCTACCGCCTGTGGGGCAACCGCACCCTGAGCAGCGATCCGAAATGGGCCTTCGTCACCCGCGTGCGGACCATGGATATCGTCATGGACGCGATCCTCTACGGCCACAAGTGGGCGGTCGACCGTTCGATCACCGCCACCTACGTCAGTGATGTCACCGAAGGCCTGCAGGCGTTCATGCGTGATCTCAAGGCCCAGGGCGCAATCATCAATTTCGAGGTGTTCGCCGATCCCGAGTTGAACACCGCCAGCCAGCTGGAGCAGGGCAAGGTCTACTGGAACATCCGTTTCACCGACGTGCCGCCCGCCGAGAACCCGAACTTCCGTGTCGAGGTCACCAACCAGTGGTTGACCGAAGTCCTCGACCAAGCCGCTTAAGGAGCAATAACCATGGCAATGATTCCCGAAACCCTGGCCAACCTGAACCTGTTCGTCGATGGCGTCAGCTTTCAAGGTGACGTCCCCAGCCTGACCCTACCGAAACTCACCCTGAAGATGGAGGAGCACCGTGCCGGCGGCATGGACATGCCGATCGAGATCGATCAGGGCATGGAGAAGCAGGAAGCCGGCTTCGTGACCACCGGCGTGCGCCGCGAGTCGCTGAAGTTCTTCGGCCTGGCCGACGGTTCAGCTTTCAACGGCACCTTCCGCGGCGCCTTCAAAGGCCTCAAGGGCCAAATCACCCCAGTCATCGTTACGCTGCGTGGCGCCCTGAAGGAAGTCGACATGGGCGACTGGAAACCCGGCGACAAAGCCGAGATCAAGCACAACGTCGCAGTGACTTACTACAAGCTCGAAGTCGACGGGCGCGTGGTCTACGAAATCGATCCGCTGGGTATGAAGCGTGTCATCAACGGTGTCGACCAGCTCGCCGCCCAACGTTCGGCCCTGGGCCTGTAAAGGAGCAGTCATGACACAAACTGCGAAAACGCCGAGCTGGTTGACCGTCAGCGCCGAGCGCGTGGTCGTCCATCTGAGCAAGCCCAGCGAGGCCAACGGCCTGCAGGTCGACAATCTGTCGATGCGCGCACCCACTGTGCGCGACATTCGCACCGCGCAGTCGGCGGCCAGTGGTGATGACGAACAGCGTGAGCTCAACCTCTTCGCTTCCCTGGCCGAAGTCGGAGTCAAGGACTTGGAAGGCCTGTCGCTGAAGGACTATGGCCGCTTGCAGGCGGGTTATTTTCGTCTGGTGCAAGACGACGAGCTTTGATCCTCGGCTGCAGAAGGCGGCGGCAAAACGGCTCGCCAAAGAGCTGAATTTTGCCGCTACCGAGATCATGACCATGTCGTACAGCGACATGGTCTGGTGGCTCACGGACTGAGCCGAGAGCCCATGCAAAGGGGAGATCAGATGGCGAGCAAACTGGCTGTTGAGCTGGTGATCGGTGCCGCCGTCAAACCGACGGTAGGTGCCGTTTTCAACACGGTCGAAGACCGAATCAAACAAGTGCAACAGGAGGGAAATCAACCTCGGGCGCTGAGGAACGCCATCGGTGATGTGATGCGCCTGGACGAGGCCGTCAGGGTCGCGCAGAGAAGTGGTTCAAGTGCTGCTTCAGCCATGCAAAGCAGACTCGACAAAGCGCGTAATAGCCTGCGTAGTCAAGGCGTCGATGTCAGCAAATTGCGAGAGCAATACCAGGCGCTGGGTCGCGCGCTCGAAGGCAGCGAACTGCAAGCCCAAGGCAGGCAACAGTGGGCCGACGGCAAGGCCGGTATTGGCCGTGCGGTCACAGGTGTTAAGGCCATTGCGATACCGGCAATGATCAGTGCGGACTTTCAAAGCATCGTCCGCGATATTGCGATCAAGGCCGGGGTGGCTGGCGAGCCACAGGAAAAGCAGATGGCTCGTACCTTCATCACCACCTCGCAATCGACCGGGATGGCGCGTAACGACGTGGCCAACATGGTCAGAAGCCTGGTTGATGGTGGCATGAAGGCAGACACGGCGCTGGCTTACGCTCCGCTGGCAGCGAAATTTGCTGTCGGTCAGGGCGTCAGTGGCGCTGATACTGCGGGCATCATCAACGCGTTACAGGCGAACGCCAAGATCACTGATCCTATGGTCATGGAAAGCGCTTTGGAGGTGATCGCAGCGCAGACCAAGGCCGGGGGCTTCGAAGCGGCCGACCTGGCGACGTCGTTGGCACCGTTGCTGGAAAAAATGAGTGGCCTGGGTACCACTGGCCTGAGTGCCGTTAGTCAGGTGGGGGCGATGTTGCAGGTGCAACGCAGCGCCACAGGCAGTTCCGATCAAGCGGCCAGCAATCTGGGCAGTTGGTTATCGAGTCTCGCCAGCGCGCAGATGAGTAAGGAAGCTGATCCGCAGAAGGCCCAGGCACAGCTCGATGTGCCAGAGCAGATTAGCGCTGCCTTGATGGGATTTGCCCCGAACCAAACGCTGTACACGCAATATCGGGACATTGCGCCACAAGCCAAGGGTGGGCTCGACAGCGACCTGCGCGCGCGTCGAGAAACGTCGGTGCAAATCTGGAACGAGGCCTACCAGGCGATCGATGAGTCGATGCGAAGTATGGGGGACGCTATCCGGCCGCTGACCGACAACACGGCCAAGGTCATCACCTTCGTCGCCCAAGCCTTTACCGCATTGACTGACAAAGCCCAGCCACTGGTGCTCGGCATTGCCGCAGTGAGTGCGGCTATTTCTGCACTGACGGCGGTTGCCAGTGTGGTGCAGATGGGTAAGGGGGGGCTGAACGTCGGTCGAGGTTTGTTCAAGGAGGTCACTGCGAAAGACCCGCCCGGTGCCAAGCCGGGCAGGGTGTCGAGGTTGATGAATATCGGTCTCAAGGTACTGGGCTTTGGTGGCGAGGACAGCCCGCAAGGTGCGGGTATGGGAACCGAGCCGTTGAAGGTGTTCGTGGTCAATGCCGGTGACTTTACCGGTGGCGGTGCCGGGCCAGGTAACCCCGGAGGGCGACGTACCTCACGGCGTCGTCAGGGCAATTCGCGTAATGCACGACGCAGCACTTCATCCGCTCGGAGCACATCTGCTCCCGCGTCAACACCGGGAGTTGGCGGAGGTGTTGCGCGTCTGGCCAGTGGTGCAAGCAAGTTCGGTGGGCTGCTCAAGCGAGTGCCAGGCGGGAATCTGATCGGCGCCGGTCTCGGGGTTGTCGACACCTACCGAAACGCGCGCACCGTCGATGAAAAGGCCAAAGGTTACGGTGCTGCCGCCGGCGGCTTTGGCGGTGCCTTGGCCGGTGCGGCCGCAGGTGCGGCATTGGGCTCGGTAGTGCCGGTGTTAGGTACCGCCGTTGGCGGTGCAATCGGCGCGATGATCGGTGGCATGGGGGGCGAAAACCTGGGCGGATGGCTGGGCAAACGCCTGTTTGGCTCGGGCGCTCCAGGCAATGCCTCTGCCCAGCCCGCTGACAACGTGCCGCCGCAGACATCGGGACCGGGGGACGTTGTGCGCGCTTTGGCTGGCCAACCTACAACGCAGTCCAGCATGGCCAGCCTTGCCGGTGCGCCAGTGCAGGAACGAGGACCGTCACCCCAGATCAACCAGCAATTCACGTTCGCACCCAACATGCCATTTACCGTCCAGGGCGGGCTGAGCGACCCCATGCAGCTTGCCCAGGAAGTGGGCGCGATTGTCCGCCGCGAATTCGATGGGCTTGTCAGTCAGGCTACCAGCCGTCAGCTGTACGACGCTCCCCATGTTGTCTAAGGAGGTGCCATGACCTACATGGATCAACTGCAATCGGGGCTCGGCGCCCTGGTGGCCGCAGGCGAAGCGGGGCGGCGCAGTGCCGATGAGATGCTGGCGCCGGTCAATGACGCCATCGGCGAGTTTCGCGGTGCTGCTGCCGAGCTTGAAGGCTTGTCCTTCGTCGGCCCGGCGATCGGCGCGAAATTGCAACGTAGCCTGCGGGCCATCAACACGGCGCAGGCCCACGTCGACAAGGTTCTGGCCAAGTACGATCAGGCTGTAGCGGTGGTAGCGCAGGTGCGCGATGGTGTCGCCACGGTGAAAACCCAGGTGGGCAGGGTCAGCGCCGCGATCAATCGGGTGGCGGGCAAGATCAGTCCTAGCCTGGCCAATATTCTGCCGACCAGCAGCTTCGCCCCCGAAGCAACGCCGGCGGCCGAAGCGGTCAAACCCTTCCCGCACCTGCTGATCCTTCAGCCGTTCAAGGCTGAGGCGCCAGCGTACTACTTCAACCTCGACACGGCGGCTTTTGATGAACTGCGCAGGCAAACCAGTTTTCGCTGGGCGGGGCAGGAGCGTCTGACCCGCAGCAGCGCACAGCAGGCGGTGGGCCTGGGCGATGAGAAGATCAGTATCAAGGGCGCGATCTTCCCGAGTTTCAAGGGCGGGCTTGGGCAATTGCAGGCCTTGCGCAGCATCGGCCGACAACTTCAACCACTGACGCTGACCACCGGCTACGGTGAAGTGCTGGGACGCTGGTGTTTGACCAGCGTTGATGAAGACCAGAGCAATCTGCTGGCCGGTGGTATTCCCCGTAAACAAGGTTTCTCACTGGAGTTTGTCAGCTATGGCGATGACTTGCAGAACCGCTGATGGTGACGTGCTAGACACCTTGTGTCAGCACTATTACGGGCACCTGAACGGCTGTGTCGAGGCGGTGCTGGCCGCCAATCAGGGCCTGGCTGAGCACGTGCAGCCGTTTCGCGCAGGTATACAGATTGTGCTGCCGGATCTGCCAGCGGCGGCCGAGGCCATGGTGCAGCTGTGGGATTGAGCCCCGCCGTCACCGGTATCAACCAGACCCCGCCGTGTGCGGGGTCTGCCTTTTCTGGAGCATGAGCCATGCAACCTGTATTTCGCCTTGTCGCTGACGGCAAGGACATTACCGCGTTGATCAATGACCGCTTGCTGTCGCTGCGTACATCGGACAAACCGGGTATGGAGTCCGACGAGTTTGAGTTGCGTATCGATGATCGTGACGGTGCCGTGACGCTGCCCGCGCGCGGTGCCATTGTTGAAGTCCATCTGGGGTACGCCGGTCAGACGCTGACCCGTCTGGGGCGGTACACCGTGGATGAAGTCGAGTTGTCTGGGCCGCCCGACAGCATCGTCATCCGGGGCAAGGCCAGCGACATGCGCGGCACCGGCAAAAGCACCCGCAGTGGTAGCTGGGAGAATGTCGCATTGCAACAGATCGTGGCTGATATCGCTGCGCGCAATGGCTGGCAACCGGCCTGCCCGGTCACCCTTCAGGTGCCCCGGGTCGACCAGCTCAATGAGTCAGACTTCAACTTTATCACCCGCCTGGCGCGGCAGTACGACTGCACGGCCAAGGTGGGCGACGGCACGTTGCTGGTGTTGCCGCGCCAAGCTGCGCAAAGCGCCAGCGGCAAGGTACTGGGAACGATCACGATCAGCCGTGGCGACGTGAGTCGCTGGCAAATTCGTCTGGCTGACAAGGGTACGCACAAGGCTGTACAAACGCGCCATCAAGACCCTAAGAGCGGCGCCCTGAAAGTAGTCGAGCTGGGGAACGACGCGGCGCCCGACGGGCTGCAACCGGTGCACAGCGATCGCCACATCTATCCCAACAAAGCCGCTGCTGAACAAGCCGCCAAGGCACGTCTGGCGGCCTTTAACCGCAGCACAGCCAGCGTGCGTCTGGACATGGCCGGGCGCACAGACCTGTTCGCCGAACGGCTGATCATCGCCCAGGGATTCAAGCAAGACCTGGATGGCGAGTACCTGATCGAGTCGGTCGAGCAACAGTTCAGTGCCAGCGGTTGGACCACTTCTATTGAGTGCAATGGCGGCAAGCAAGGCAAGGCCAAGCGCAAAGGCAAGCCCGTCAGGCGCCAGCAAGCGTTGCGGACCATCACGCTCGAACCCTTTTGAACGTCAAGGAGGAGAACCCCACATGACACTGGAGCAACTTGCTGCGATATTTCCCAACGCCCGCCTGAATGCGGGCGTTTTCTTACCGGCATTGAACCTTGCCATGGCCCGTTGGGAGATCGATAACCCACGGCGCATGGCGGCCTTTCTCGCTCAGGTCGGCCATGAATCCGGCCAGCTTCGCTATGTCAAAGAGCTGGGCAATGACCGTTATCTGTCGCGTTACGACACCGGCAACCTGGCCCTGCGTTTGGGCAATACCCCTGAAGCCGATGGTGATGGCCAGCTGTATTGCGGTCGCGGCCTGATTCAGGTTACCGGACGCAACAATTACCAGGCCTGCAGCATGGCGCTGTTTGGCGACGAACGTCTGCTCACGCAACCGCAGCTGCTTGAGCACCCCCAGTGGGCATCGGAGTCGGCTGCCTGGTTCTGGCATTCACGCGGGCTGAATCAGTTGGCTGATCGCGGCGAGTTCAACCGCATCACCCGGCATATCAATGGTGGCCTTAACGGCCTGGAAGATCGTTTGCAGCTCTGGGCACGGGCCCGCGAGGTGTTGGGTTGAACCGTGTGCAGCTCGGCGTTTTGCTGGCGCTGATGCTGCTGGCCTGTGCGTTGACCTGGCACGTGCAGGGCTGGCGCATGGGGCGCCAGTTGGCGCAGCAAGCCGAGCAGTATGCGCGGGAACGAAAGGCTCTAGCTGAGTCCGCAGCCACGCAATTGCACACTGAGCGTCAGCAGCGCCAGGAACTGACTCAACAGCTGCACGCCAACGAGCAGCAGCATTATCAGGAGCTTGTCGATGCCCAACACAATCAGGCTCGCCTGCGTGACCGTCTGGCTACTGCTGATCTGCGCCTGTCAGTCCTGGTCGAACGTGACGCCGCCGGCTGTGCCGGCCTGCCTGCCGCCGCCGCAACCGGCCGCCTGGATCATGACCCCGTACGCGCCCGACTTGACCCCGCGCATGCTCGACGAATTATCGCCATCACCGACCGCGGCGACCAGGGATTGATCGCCTTGCGCGCCTGTCAGGCCTATGTGCGGGCGCTGCAACCCTGAGGCTGTGTGCCAGGTGGTAGCTGGTGTAGGGTAGACAGCTGACTTTCAAGGAGTTTGCC